GCGTTCGGAGGAATCGGAGATTCCGCCAACAGGTTTTGTGATGTATAATTAGAAGCTTCACGCAGAGCACGTTCTGTGTTTTCAAGAATTGTTGCTGTCACGTGACGGCGATGAGGATCGCTGATTGCTTCCAGATCGGGATGCTCAAGAATTGGCTTCCACTTGTTGATTACTTGTTCGTTAAGCATTGGTTTGTTTCTCCCGTTTTTGCTTATGAAAGTAGTTTACGTATTTAGGATATTTTGGTTCTTGAGATAGCTTGCATATAGCGGCTCATCATCGGATCGTCATAACCGTCTTCAGTTTTGTCTTCATGCAGATCGACTTCTTCGTGAAGATTTGGTGTGTTGTTGGGACGGTTTGAGAAGTATTTCTCTTTCACAATTTCAAGCTTTTGCTTGTATTCATTTTCATCACCATTGAAATCGATGCCTTCTGCAAGAGTGCGGAATTTGTCGATTTGTGTGAGAGCCAGTCCCTCGGAAACTTCTTCGAAGATTTGCTGTGCAGAGTATTCTTCGATTGCTTCAACGAGTTCAATGTTAGCATCAAGAGATTCATTGAGTTGTTCTTCGAGTTGTTCAACTCGTTCAGCCAATGCTTCAACGGCAACAACGTCCGCTTCTGGCAATTCCATTTTGTGCTCTTTACACAGTTCATAAAGACCATGCATGAACGATTCAGACAGCGAAGTGCGAATGCTCGATTCCACAGCAACTTCATTTTCTGCAAGCCATTCTTTTGCCGCATATGAGAGATAAGAATCGATTTGTTCTTGAAGCGTTTCTGTCAGTTCAGCAAACTGAGCTTCTTTTTCTTCTTGCAAAGCTTCTACTTCTGCATTGAATGCTTCTTCGAGATCGGATTCGATTGCCGAAACACGAAGATTCAGTGCAGATTCAAAAAGCGTGGCAATTTTGTTTTTGAAATCTTCCGAAAGACCATCTTCATCACCAAGAATATTGTCGAGGTCTTCTTTGGTCATTGCTTTGACTTTGACAGCCATTTGACCAGGGGTTTGTGTGTCTTGATTGCCGTGTGCTTCTACAGAATTCTTGTTCTTTGAAGCAGCACCACCAGGAACACCATAATCCTTGCCTTTACCGTACAGAGCCTGTACTTGATTGAAGAATTTAACAGCATCATCACCATTACCCAAATTTGACATCATTTGAATAACAGATGCCGTCATTTTGCTGAGATTGCCGTGCGGGTTTTTGATGTTGATTGTTTCGGCAGCTTTGGTCATTTCTGAAAGTGGAGCAACGATTTGTTCGCCGTCTGTGTCTTCCAGAACAACTTCGTCCGCCTGTATATCGACTACAAGGAATTCCTTATCCTCATAGACGACAACATCACCAGATTGCAGTTGATCCATGATTGGAGTCTCCTTGTTGTCGTTTTTGGTTTTAGACATGTTAAATCCTACAGTTGGTCGAGAAATTTTTTGAACAGATAGAGCTTTGCTTCTTCAATTTCGCGCAAGGATTTCTTCTTGAGCTTCTTTTTGCAATCTTCTACCCATTCTCCGGTTTGTTCGTTGAACAACCATTCGACGTTTTCCATGACGCCCTGAACATATGCGTTGTGTGCTGATGGATCAGCTACAACATCAGCGGCGGTTACGATGCGAAAATCGTTTTGAACTTCGTTGATTCCATTCACTTCTTTGAGTGAACCCAATCCACGAGATGACACACCAAGGTTGGCTCCTGATTCCAAAAGACCACGAACAATCTGTCCCGTTGGTGTTTCTGTAATTCGTGCTTTTCCTATCACTTTACCATTTGGTTGCATATCCAAACTATTTATGAGTATGCAAGCACGTTCCAAATCAATCTGTGGTCCAGAAGGATGATTCAGTTCACCATATGCACAGTTTCGCTTAACCTTTTCGTTGAGATAACGATCAACAGCCTGTCGCATAACACCTTCCGAATAAACACGCCCATTGCGATTTTTGGTGTTGTATTCCATGAAAACACCATGGATATATTTTGCGCCTTTGCCATCGCTCGTTGCTTCTGAAAGCACTTCAATCTCTTGTGACATCTCTGCGAGTAATTTCATTTTCGGTGCCTTTTTACACTTCTTTGTTATCTGTATTTAGTATTTACGACACTTTAGGGTTTTACCATCAGCGCGATGAATACGCTGATGGCAATTGTCTTAGTAGTTCGAATCAGATGGCTTATGACCAGTTGCATACTCTTTTTGCAATTCGATCATGATTGTTCCACGAGAACCAGTTCGTGTTAGTGTCAATGTCGCCGCCTTATCGAGCGTTAATGGTGAACCATTGCCTGCAAAATCTTGCCATGCCGTGCTATCTGTTTGCCATACTGTGTTGGAACCACGAAGAATGTCCCATCCATTTGCAGCAGCACCAGAATCCGAGCTAAACCAGATTTGTTTGATGCTTGCACCAACAATAGTGTCTGTAACAGAAGCAAGACCAATTGCTGACGTGCTGTTATTGCCAGCAATCACAATTCCACTGTTGGAAGCAGTTGCTAGAATAACAGCAGCTTGGCTAGTGTTTTTTACAATTCGATATGTCATTGCTTATCCAATCTATTTGAGAGATATTGATCGGGCTTTGTTTCTTACCAATCGCGAAATTTCTCTATCGCTCATGTTTTCCAGATTTTTTTGTCTTTGAGCAGCATAATCCCTGTGTTTTGACATTCGCGCTGCGCGTCGTTTTAGTTCTTTTGCTCTGTTCCTAAATGCCAGGGATTTGTCTTTCAAAAAATCTTTTACTGTATGCTCGAATGAATCTGTACTTGCATTCAAAGCATCAATAGATGTTTTAAAGGCTCGCGATTTGGCAGATTTGACCACGGCATCTTTATACTTTCCTTCGTTCAATGAAGGATCGTATTCTTCATAATACTCATCGTCTTTGCCATACGAATAACCGTAGCGATCCTTTTCGCGATCATAGACTTTTGTCACGCCATTAAACAAATGATCTGCGTTGTGCTTACCGGCTTCTGAATACATGTTTGGAAAGCGAGGAAATTTGATAGGCGGTTCGCCTTCTTTTCCCAACTCTAAGCCATGTTTTTCATAAAACCGGCGTTCATCTTCTGGAAATGGCGTGTGAACTTCAAGCAACTCCTGCATGTAGTTTTCGCCAAGAATTTCTTTTAGGTACTTAGGCATTGTCGTTTCCTTTTAGTCTGGAATATCATCTTTCATTTGTTGGCGTTTCCGTTTATCTTTTCTGCCTTTCAAAAGGGCATGAATTAGCTCAGCTTCTTTTGGCTTAACACCATCTCGCCGAATCTGTTTATCTACGGCGTCTTTATTATATTCCGCTTCATCAATCAGTTTTTTAATGATGTCTTCTTGCTCTTCTTCTGAAAGATGGCCGTACTCAGCTTCGAATGCTTCAAGGAAAGCAATTTCATCTTCGTTTAATTCTTCGTCATCATCAGAAAGCAATTCTTCCATGATGGCTTCTTGTTCTTCGATTGGAAGGTGACCATATTCTGCATAGAACTCTTCAAAGAAATCTTGCAGTTCATCTTCTTCGGTACTTTCATTGCCATATTCAAAACCATAAACTTCTTCGACAATTGTTTCTTTGATCTTTTCACGCATGATCTCATCGACCATTTCCTTGATATCAAGTGGCCTTTTTTCAACTGCGCTTTCGATCAGTCGCTTAATTTTGGACATTTGGTGGTTCTCCTGGTTGTGGTTCTTGCTGCATGTTGTTTGGGTCTTCTTCCATTCCTGGCTGCGGCATAGTTTGTTCTGGCGGATTCCAATGTGCGTCAGACATTTCCTTTTTCATCTGAGCATCTTCTTCCTTGATTTCATTATCAGTCTGTCGAAGTATTTTCCGCCTAATGTAATCGTGACTGAAATACTTACCAGCAAAGTCATCCGCATCACGCAATCGCAGGAAACGATCATTCATTATTTCAAGTTCTTTCAGTTCGCTGAAGTAATTATCTTTGGCAAACTGATATTTGAGGTTTTTGTAGATGTCATTATCCCAATCCTCTTGGGTAATGATGTTTTTGAGAATCAACTGTTTATGCAATGCAGCAAATATCAATTCCATGAATTTGCCACGAATGCGATCAATGAATTTGGTGAAATTGACTTCATCGCGAGTAATTTCAGTGGCACGACCAATATTGTAAATCGCATCTGGTTTCATACGTGTCAGAGGAACCTGTAGCGCTCGATAGAGCCGATCCTGAAAGTATTCAACCGATTGCAACAAATCTGGAAGTGCAGCACCACCAGAAAGAATATCGATTTCGGTGCCTTGTTCACCACCGCGCCTTGGAAGCCAAAAATCTTCATTCATGTGCATGAAGTGACGATCATCAGAAATTTTACCAGTTGATGTGTTATATGAAATCTTGTTCTTGTATCGAGTCATCATGTCTTTGATGTGCTGTTCGGCCTTCATCTTGGGAAGATTGCCAACATCAACATAAAAAACGCGCCGCTCCGGTGCACGAGACAAGTGATAAACCAACGTCGCATCTTCCAGTGCGCGCAGTTGGTTTAGAGGCTTGATTGCCTGATGAACATAAGACAATACGTTTTTGTTGTTCTCATCCATCAAGCCGCTTGAAACGTGCAATATGCTATCAGCAGCAATTTTAACACCATCGGCAGTATCAGTCGATGACTTGACGAAGCTGCTTTTGTTTTGAAATCCGTTCTCATTGTAAATGAAGTATTCGGCCTTTGTCTGTGTAATGATAACATTGGTAGGCTTGTGTTTGGTCTTAACAACTTCTCGTATTTTGCGTATCTTTCTAGGATCAATGTATCGAAGTTCTTTGATTCCTTCATACGGCTTTTTTTCGTTGATCACTTGATGGTAATAAAGACGCCC